TATCTTTTCCTGACTTACTGTTCCAAATTGATAAGCAAGTTTATAATCAAAATCAATTTTAAAATGTTTTTCTAATACTCTTTCAGCATTTTGTTTTGTAGAAAATCCTAACCATTTCCATACATTATCTAGATCAACAACAAAATCTGTATTCTTATTGTAATTTAGGTAGCAATAAAAGCTACTTACAAATAATTGTTGTTCAAAATCTGTAAATGTATCTTTTATTTTGGTTAATAATTTTCCATTATACACATTTGATAACTTTGAGATTGGATTGCTCTCAATTAGTTCAACGATATTTAACCCTTGCATGTTATATATTAATAGGTAAATTCTCTTTAAGTCCTTTAAAGACGCTTATTATATTAAAAGTAAGATTTTGAAAGCAAGAATATTGCTTTTATTATTAAAAGCAGGTTTCTAAAAGCGGTTTTCTACCATTTACTCTTTTTCACCGCAATTTTGGGTCCTTGTCCTCGCTTTTTCACATTATTCGGATCATATTGTTCCTCTTCATCTTCATCATTTAGCTGTTTAGATAGTTCCCAGAACTCTTTAGACCCTAATCTGAAGTCATTGTGCGCATCTGCCTTGTACCAGAACACTTGATCCTGTAGTTTGTTGGATTTTGCGTTGTTATTTATCACCAAGCACTCGAAATTTTCTGTGCATTGATCCATTACCTGGCAAAATGATTCCAATGTTGGGAACATGCCGGCATAATTTTCGTAAATTCGCTTCCTATTCGCGATATACGGCTCTCTTAGTATAAAAACATAATCTATATTTGTTCTTAATGCTGGTGGAATGCCAAGTGGATATTGCATTGTAATTATTAACATGACCTTCCAGTGTCTCAATTATACCATTTTCATTCAGACATTTCTTTCTGAAATCATTAAATCCATGCTTTTTAAATGGGCACAGCACTCTCTCGAGTGGGTTTAGACTATATCTTAAGCTTTCATTGCAAGTGATTAACAAGCTCCAGCCCACGGGCATTTAGTCGTTGAACCGCCTTCATATCCTTATCATAATGGACTTAGAAGACTGGCTGCGGATTGTCTTTATATTATGCCTTTTTACTATACCTTATGTTATTAGCATAAGCCACCATCCTAGTTTCCTATATGGTTTAGTAGCATAATCCTAGCAAGATATCCCCGCAATTTGGACGTGTTGCATTCTTTAAAAAGAACACTAGCTATTCTTTTGGAATAACTCTTAATGGCAAACACTTCATGAATGGTAAAAGTACAACTACCATTCATATTTCACCATTCATGAAAAGTAGCCTCATCATCTTTTCCCTCGACCACGTGTTATCATATAAGCAGTCATCCATGATAACAAAAGTTCGAGGATCGATCGTAGATCTTTTAAACTGTTCCATCTCCCTTTTGATTTGTTTCAAGACTTGTCTCTGTCGCTTCAAGATGTTCTCAATGATAGCTGTATTGTATTCATTATGAATGAATAATTTTGGCACCAATTTGCCGTAAAATCCGTTTCCTTCTTCTGTTCCTGAGATGACTGTACCAATAGGAATATCTTGATGATAATATAATAAATCTTTTACTAAAAATGATTTACCTGTATCACGACGACCAATTAAAACAACGACCGGACCTTTAGATTCATTGGGCTTAAAACTAATAGATTTCATATCAAAACGTTTTAGCTCTAAATTCATTTATTATATTATAATATATTTTAAAAAAAGAATATTATTCTACGCAACAAAGTCTTTTGACTTTAGACTTTAGGCATTTATTTATATTTTGTTAGTTTAAAGATATTTCATTTATAATAAGTTAAATACAATTATTATTATTATTTTTATTAGCTAATGGCAATTACTGTAAATTATCAAAAGAGAAAGAACTTCAATCTTTTCAACAAATTTCAATCTAATCCCAATATTTCTCTTTCTAATGTGCAAAATTATCTACCCATTTATGATCGATTTTTTTCATTAAATACTACTAATTTTAACTCTATTAATTTAAATCATATGTGGAATATTTCAGACATTAAGGATATTAAAAAGAAAGATAAAGATGTTTTATTTGAACATGAACACATTTATACATGCAAACTAAAAAATTTAGCAGACGATGAAGATTTCGCAATGACGCAAAAAGTTTTCATTAAAATGGCTCCTTTGTTAGATCCATTTAAATATCTTGTAGGTAAATATAATCACACAGATGAACATCTATTTGATTTACCTTCTATCGATAAACATAAAAAAGTACATCCTAAAATAGCAGATACTAACAATTCCGCTTATATTGATGGATTTTTCTCCTTCCTAACAAGTCAAGTATTGCATAAACATAATTTTATTCATGGCCTAGATTATTATGGCTCTTTTTTAGCTGTTAAAAATAATTATAAAATTAATGTAATTGACGACATTGATTATTTACTTCAATCCGAATTTTTCAATAAACAAAAAAATGTGTTATTTACTATTGAAGATTATTCTCATTTAATTCCTAATTTACAAGAACCTGCTTTAAAACCACTTAATATTTCTCAAAAATCTCAAAAATCTAATTTATCTTTAAAATCTATTGACGATACCATTTTTGATAATATATTTGAAAATTCAAATACTAATTCTATTACACTTGATGATGTAAAATTACTTAATATTGATCTTGTTGATATTACTAGTTCTATTGATATTACTGATCAAAAAAAATCAGCTAGTCTTAAATCAGGATCATCATGTTCATCTAGAACATCTCATACAAACGAAAATGATTTAGATCCTGATCTTTTAGATAGTGACAATAATGACCTTTTAGATTTAGATCCTGATAATGGTTCTATTGGATCTAAATCCGCATCTAAATCTGGAGATGCATCTGAATCTGATGGCTATGAAACCGACGAATCTGATATCGAAGAAGAAAAATTATTATTAACTCTTCAAAAATTCCCCGTACAAGTTATTTGTATGGAACATTGTGAAAATACCCTCGACGATTTAATCATTAACACTGATTTAACTTATGATGAATGGATGTCTGCATTAATGCAAATAATTATGACACTGATCGTATATCAAAAGTTATTTTCATTCACTCATAACGACCTTCATACTAATAACATTATGTATATACAAACTAACAAAAAATTCCTTTATTATCATTATAAAAAAAAACACTATAAAGTTCCTACCTTCGGTAAAATATTTAAAATTATCGATTTTGGACGTGCCATTTATAAATTTGAGAATAAAGTATTTTGCAGTGATAGTTTTCAGACCGGAGGCGATGCCGTTACTCAATATAATACAGAACCTTTCTTTAATGATAAAAAACCTCGATTAGAACCCAATCCCAGTTTTGATTTGTGCCGACTAGCCTGTTCTATTTTTGATTATATTATTGATGATATGGATAGCATTAAGAATATTAATAGTTGTGATCCTATAGTAAAATTAATCGTTGATTGGTGTACAGATGATAATGGAATTAATGTTCTATATAAAAATAATGGTGCAGAACGTTATCCAGAATTTAAATTATATAAAATGATTGCTCGTTGTGTTCATAATCATACGCCTAATGCACAATTAGATAGACCCGAGTTTAGCAAATTTGTTATTAATAAAAATGGAGTTTCAAAAGGAGAACAAATTATAGATATCGATGAATTACCATCATATGTTAGTTAGTTTACAGTTAGTTAGTTTACAGTTAGTTAGTTTACAGTTAGTTAGTTTACAGTTAGTTAGTTTACAGTTAGTTAGTTTACAGTTAGTTAGTTTACAGTTAGTTAGTTTACAGTTAGTTAGTTTACAGTTCGATAATGACTATTAATTAATAATTTATAAATTAAATTATTAATATTAATATAATGACATTTGGATTTATTATTACAAGACATGTAAATTCTCCTATAACTAACAAATATTGGAACCAATGTGTAAAATTAATTAGAACACATTACCCTTTTAGACAAATTAAAATTATTGATGATAATAGCAATTATTCTTTTGTTAATGCTGATTTCGAATATAAAAATATTGAAATTATACAATCTGAATATCCTAAACGCGGTGAACTATTACCGTATATATATTTTTTACGACATAAATGGTTTGATAATGCTGTCATTTTACACGACAGTGTATTTATTCATAAAAGAATTCCATTTGAAAACTTTACATATCCAGTAATGCCTTTATGGCATCATGAATACGATAAAGAACATCTTAGTAACTTAAAGAGAATTTGCAGTAAATTAAAAAATAATTATCATATCAAAAAACACTTACAAGGATCTGAAATAAATATACTTGGAATGCATAGTGATGATAAATTTAATCTATGTTTTGGAGTTCAGTCATATATTAATTTGCATTTCTTAGAAATATTAGAAAACAAATATCAAATTACTAATTTAGTTAGTGTTATTAATAATAGAACCGATCGTTGTGGATTAGAAAGAATAATGGGCTTACTTTTTTGTCAAGAATGTCCAAAACTTAAAAAAATCCCTTCTATTTTTGGCCATATAAATAAACATTATAAAGCATTTGGGTATAATTATGATAATTATTTACAAGATTTTAATAATAAAAAAGCTTGTGAACCATTTGTTAAGGTCTGGACTGGCCGTTAAGTAGGGAACTACGTTCTCTTAAAACGGAGGGTTATCGGTAAATGCAGCAGGACTTTCCATTATAGAACTCTCCTTAATCACCGGTGTCAACTGTTCCATAATAAAATTTCCAAGGACTACACTAACATAAACAACTAATGTATCTCTAATTAATACCTTTAGCGGTTTACTTTCCTTTTCAATGTACTGCATCTCCAAAAATTTGGCTATAAAGAAAATAACCGATATTATTCCTGCTACTAAAAATATATTATCCATTTACAATATATTTTTACAATTCATTTTTTAATTTAACGCGACAAATTTATGACAAACTTGTATTAAACTTATGCTAAAACTTCTATATCATCTAACAAAAAATTTGGCTCTAATTCTAGCATCTTTTCACCAATTACATGCACATCTAAACTATTTAGATCCACTAATTCATCTGAAATATTTAGTTTCTCATCATCATCGCCACCTTCCTCATCTATTTTTCTTTGAATGTTTCTTAAATTACTTATTTCTTCTAATCGTTCAAGGGTCTTTGGCGCACTTATCAATTCTTCCTTTCCTTTATCATTTACTGCCTGATCAACATCATTAAATTTTATACCTTCTTTTACTTCAGACCCTTCTTTCACCTCTTTCTTTTCGCTTTCGCCTACAAAAGTCGTCTCTCCTCTTGCATTTAATGCCTCGCTTTTTTCTACAACTTGTTCTTTAATTTCTTCAATAACATCATCTTCCACAGTTTCATCCATATATGCTTTCAAAATATGCTCTATTGGTATACTTTCTCTAACCGCATTTAATATACATTCTTGAACAATTGTCTCTAATTCTCTGTTATGCCTTTGTATTTGCAAAGGTACCACATTTATTTCAAATAAATATACATTTTTATACACCTTTCGCGCCACATTTATATACGCTTTGTGAATAAAATCATCTAATTTGGGTATATTAATATCGATCTTTTTTTGTTTCTGACCAACTCTCATTGCTGTTAATATTTTCAATTGAATTATATGTACACATGTTACCAATTCTTCTAAATACCCGCATCCACTTTTTTCAATAATACGTTTTTTCTCCTTTTCAATAATGTTCGCATTCCATTTTGGAATACGGGTTATCAGATTTTGAAATGTCATCAAATACTTATCCATCTCTTCATTTACTCTACATAGCTTTACAGATTCATCGAAAATCGATTTAAACCCTTCTATTATTAATGGTGTTAAAATTGTTAATAAACGTGCACCCCATTCATTCTTCGACTCATGTAACGAACTAACATTAAAATCATCCATTGAAGTTATATGTAAGAAATGGATCTTATTTTTTTACTATTTAAACTCACGGCTTACATAAAAGATATATTATCTAAATTTGTTGTTATATCTAAAAACGTAAAATTCAAAATAAACAATATTAACAATTTCTCATTTCTAAATTCCTTTCTTACCTTGTTAAATGCTATCAATAATTCATATCTTTTATTATCATCCATCTGAATTGCCGATCCATCTTCCAGTAATTTAATTAAATCTAATGCACTATATCCCTTTTCATATAATTTGCCCACAAATGCAATTAAATCCGTTTCCAAAGTTATCGGCTTTTGTAGTTCCTTTTTTAACCATTCTGCTCTTGAATTTTTTATATTTGTTAGTTTAAACGTTTCATCTAGGTTATATTTATAAAGATTAATTATTTTCCCCTTGTATTCCGGTTCCGATATATATATCTCACAAAAACGCGACAAAATCGGTTTCAATAATTTATATTTGTCTTCTACTATTATAAAAAATCGCGTATTGTGGCTGAACAACTCGATACATCGTCTTAGAGCTGATTGTGCATCCATTGTTAGTTTATCTCCATTTAACAAAACAATACTCTTGAACGTATTTCCACCATTTGAATTTATATGTGTCTTTGCAAAGAATTTTAATTCATCTCTTATAAATTTAATGCCTTTACCATGCGCGCAATTCACATACATTACAAAATCCTTTATCTTCTCTTTATTTCCTTCATAAATTAAACTAATAAAATTATTTACAATTGTACTCTTACCTGAACCTGACGGACCATTAAAAATAATATTTGGGATCTTGTGAATGCTATGAAAGTATTCTAATTTTTCCTTTATTTTTTGATGAATGTTTAAAGACATGACGTTATTAATATTAAAATAGTGTTTTTATATTTTAATATTACGTATTTGTTATATTACGTATTTGTTAGTTCGTTATTACTAATTTGAAAATTGTAATTAGATTAAATTATTTTATTTTATTTTATTTACGCAACACTTGACAAGCTGAAAGTATAAGGATTTGATCGAAAAGCGTCAAGAATTCCCGGATCAATTCTGTCACAACCTGTGGTACACTGATTTAAAAGTTGCGGCGTGTGTATTTTTCCGTATGTTTGCACCGATGGTCCACCCGGTATCACTGCACTAGGCGCCCACATTCGATTATTTTCACGATCACAATCCAACTTAGAATGCGACACATTCATTTGTGAATTGAATGTAGCCATGTTTCCCTGATTTGTTCTGCCAACTATCGACTTCTCCTTTGCTTCATTGTTCGTTTGCCTATAAGCTGAATCATATAGTTTTGATCCGTGTTTGGTTCCTGAACCACCCATGGAATTCATCTGACAAAAGTCTGTCGTTGTATCTCGTTGATTTGTTATTGCTTGCTGATCTGTCACCTCATATGCGCCGCCATTTAATTGATTACCAACATATCCATTTGGCCGATAAATAGTTGTCTCTTTAACCGTTGTAATTGGCACATCACCCTGGGTCTGGACATAATTGCCAGGTACTTCCCCTATCATGTTTCCATATATTCGCATATTTGATACATATTCTTCCTTTCTTGCCGGCTTAAATACATCCATTAATGGCGCAATAACAGCACCAATGGCGCCGGAAAATCCGGATCCAAATGTTTGCGGTTGTGGATTAGCACTTCTGCTATTTGTGTAATTTGTATGGCTCCTTAAAAAATCATCTCCGTCTGTATGCGATCCTGTCCCCGCTGCATTTGAAGGCCCCACAGGATGTGCTCCTAATTGCATTCTTTTTGACGCCTCGTGTTGCCGAGGTACATAACTCGCAGTTTTTAACACCGCATTTGGCGTGCCAGTTAATTGCGTCGTTGTTTCATTTCTATGAGATTGTTTAAGTACCTCCTCTGCAACCACACGTTGTGCCTTTTCTGCTCCTGTTGTCGTAAGCCAACGGTCCTGACTATTAATAAAAAATGTATCCGGTCTGTTTTTCTCAACTTTCCCTAATATTCCTACATTCGTGATTGCCGATTGCGCCGGCCCTTGATGATTTGCCAAAGAAAATTCCTCCTTGGGATTTGTCGCTATACGTAATTGATCCACTGTTTTCGGCAACCATTGATCGCGTGCCTCCATCCCCGAGTTAAAACCTCCGCTACCATTTGCTGAGTAACCTTTATCTAAACCTGGTCCAACACGAACCGACTCGAAAGGCTTTACCATATTATTCTTTAATGCCGGATTTACACGTGATTGATAAAATTCACTCATATTTGGCGCACCATAAGCCCATTGAATATTTTCTTGTGGCTTAAAAAGTGGCGCCTGCTCAATCTTCTTAATTATTTGAGAACCCGTTCCTGCATAATTGTCTAAAATAGTTTCAGCATTATTGTTATTGTACGTTTGTCCTCTGGGTTTTGCACCGTTAAATGGCACCATATTATTATGTTTAAATTGATCTGAATTTAAGTAGTCTCCTGTTAAAGAATACACCTCTTGAATTATGTCGCCTACAGGTTTCCCAGCACGCTCCTTTTGTTCATATACATTTTGATTGAAATACTTATCTGATGCCGTATTTGGATTTGGATATTCCTGAACTGTATCAATTAGTTCTGAATTATTCATTATTGGATAATTTTGAGGCGGGATATTGGTGTTTGGTAAATAATTCGGCTTTTGTCCCATATTATCGAAATTCTCTTTTCCCTTTGTTGCCTTTTTGTTAGTGTATCCTTCATTGTTTTTATTTGAAATAATATACATTCCTCCTAGTGCTATTAGTGGTATTGCTAATTCCATTATTATATTATATATATACTTTTTAAAAAAGTGTATATATTTTAAAATTATTATATTTTATAGTTTTGATTATTTTTTGCTTTATACCTTCGATTGGTTATACCTTAGTACACGACCCTCTTGATCCACACGTTGAAGGTCCTGCTATATATGTTCCTTTTGTTTTTTGTCCTGAAGAAAACTGCCTCATTGGAACCGTATATCCCTGATCATTCAAAGGTACACATTCAAATCCTCTCTTAAAATACTCCTTCTCTAAAACACGTGTGCTTATATAATTTCCAAATTTCATCTCCGTGTTTGCCTGCGGATCTTTCGGCAAAATATATGCATGATTTTGCTGCAAATCTCGTGCCGTCCACGCCGGCATTATCACTCTTGATTGATCTGTTGTCAAAAAAGTGTCGCAAACTGGATATGAAATCGGCGCTGTGTTTACCTGAAATCGTTTGTAAGGATTTTCTTTGGAATTAGTCAAACAGTTTACGGTATTTGGTATATCCCGATTTATTCGTTTATCTATTCCTAAAAGAGCACTTTGAACATCAATGCTTTCAGTCCATAAATTGCCACCCCATTTTTGTGGAATTATTTGCGGATCTAAAGCAAAGCATGGTTTGTCGCCATTTCCTGGTACGTCTAGTATCCAACGGCCTTGATCTGTTTGCTGCTGAAGCTGTTTTGTTATTCTGCATGGATCATCATGAAATCTAGTAAATGCCATTTATATATATAATATATACTTTTAAAAAAAGTTATAAGCAAAGCGAAAAGCAAAATAATTTATTATACTTTTAAAAAAAGTTATAAGCAAAGCGAAAAGCAAAATAATTTATTATACTTTTAAAAAGTTATAAGCAAAGCAAAGCAAATTTATATATACTTTTTTGTAAAGCTATAAAAATAAATTGTATTTACTATATTTTTCAATGTTCTTTAAAATTATATTTAGTCTTTTACAATCCATATATTTTTGTATGCACTTCACTTGGTTTATCATATAGCTCGTCTGCATCTTCTTTCACATGATTATATAATTCTGGGTCATCGATAGTAGGCATTTATATAAGTATATATTTTTTTAAATATATTTTAAGATAATCTTGTTAATACAATTGAAACATTAGCAGTTCCACTCCAAGCAGAACCATCAACAGTTCCACCAGTTAATAAAAAATAACAATCACCACTCGCAGAAGACGACACCTCAAATGTATCAACAAAACTACAATAAGTTCCCGACGGCGTTCCAGCGGGGTCAAATTGAATTGCCGTTTGAATACCACCATTAGCATACCCAAATACAGAGTTAAAAACACTATCAGTATTAGTAGTATCAAACACTTGATAAGTAATAGCATTCCTTGTATTAATAACAGTAGTATAAAAAGACACCTCCGCCCTCCAAGTAGTATTAGCAACCAGATTAGCAAGAGTTCCAGTATTAAATATAGTTCCAGTAGGACTTCCACCTACATTAAAAAATACTGACGAACCGTAATATCGCAACGGAATAATATTTACAGTATTAAATTGTAAGGTTGAACCAGTTATTAAAATATCACCAGTAGGAGCAGATAAATTAATATCTGTTCCAGCATTCATTACAACAAACAGAGATAAATTGACCTGAACTTGTATAAGATTGTAGCATACATTATACAGATATTTTATTAGACTGAAGGATCACTTGTAAAATAAGGTATCCAAATATCCGCTCCGTTCAGTTGTAGTTTTAAGTAATTAGTAATATCTCCAATAGCACTTGTCGTTGCTAATACAGAAGTAGAACCTGCCGTTGATGTTGTTGTATCTGTATTTAATAAATTGATTTTAACACTATCAAATTGAATAGGATAAGTAGCACCCTGATTTGCTTTTAATGTTAAAGAATGACTACTTGTAATCGTCAATCCGTTTGTCCCACTTACATTAGACCAGTCAATTTCCCCACCATCAGCACTATCGTTATACATCGCCAAACTATCACTCTGCGAACCGCTACTTGTAAATACAATACCAGTAGAGTTTATATTTGCTGTTTCTGTTGAAGTTGGATTATTATTATCAGTAATATTAATACTACCAGTATTTATATCGGTTTGTTCCGTAGTAATTAAAGTTGTATTATCTAATCTACTAATCCTCTGTAAAGAGGAAGTTGATAAATTTTCTAATTTTTGAATTGATGTTTCATTAGTAAGTGATTGACTAATATTGCTATTAATATTACGATTATCAAGACCCCCAACAGAAATGTCAACAAGACTAATACTTGTCGTAGTTTGATTATTATAAATAGAAAATGCTGGATTTCTTTGAACGAAACTCTCGCTATTATCCATTACAACATTAGAATTAAGATTTATACTACCCCCACTTTTCGCAGTAATATTAACATTCCCAGTCCCAGTAGAAGCAGATGCGTCAATATTTAAATCACCAGTAGAAGTTTTCAAAATACTCCCATTCAAGTCCAAAGGTCTAAAAGAGTTGTTCTCATTATCAGAACCATTCAATCTAAAAACGAGTTGATTAACGCCATTAATTAAACTATAAAAATCTAACGCTCCATCGTAATTAAAAGGGGCAGTATTTGAAGTAATGGTGCTTTCAATCTTACCGAAAGTTCGTTGAATACCAGCACCATCTAATGCGTTAAATTGTATAGAAGAAACTACATCATTAATAACACCATTACGACCATTCTTATACATTTTAATACTCGGAACACCGTTAAAATTACCAACAGCAGCGTTACTGTTTATTAAATTTAATTGATGATTTGATGTATATCCAGTAGTAGAATAATCCTGAATAGTAAGAAAATTATCTCGTAATTCACTATTATTTAAAGAAACAGAGTTGTCTATAACAATTGAAGTTGAATTAAGTGTATTCGTTAAAGTAGGCGTAATAAGATTGTCTTTTAAAACGATGCTTAAAATACTGTCGTTTCCAGCAGTTAAAACTTCATCTAATGTAGGGTCTGTATTAGCAGATGCTATAATATTAGCCCAAGTAGCAGTTACTGTTGTAGGTCCTGTTGTAGTCTGTGATAAATTAGTTGTAGTAAATGATGTAGTAGTTCCTGTACCCGAAGAATCAATTAACGATATTTCATCATTATTTAGTGTAACAATATTAGTTCCTGTTGGTCCAGTATTAGATAATAAAATTTGTGGATTTGTTATTGGATTTATATCTATAAACGCTCCTGTAGGACCAGAGAAATCATCCATTCTCATTTTTTGTGCTCTTAATGCTCCGCCTGTTTCAATCCATATACCATCTAGACCAGCTGTTAAAGGATTTGAACTTTGCGGTGTCAACGCTAAATAGGTTGGATCGATTCCACCGGTTACTAATAAATTACCAAAAATTAAGACATCGCCTGTATAACCAGTTCCTGTATATCCTGGTCCAGTTACACCTATATAATTTGTTGAGATCCATGGACTTCCTCCTGTTGATCCTGTTGCTCCTGTTGCTCCTGTTGATCCTGTAGCACCTGTTGCTCCTGTAGCTCCTGTAGCTCCTGTTGATCCTGTTGCTCCTGTTGCTCCTGTTACTCCTGTTGAAGATCCAGGAAGACCTTGAGCACCAGTATCACCTTGTGCGCCACCTGCTGT